CGAAGAGCTATTGATTCTATCATGACTAGACTTCGTAGCTTGGTTGAAGAAACAGGAGCAGGATTAATACTTGTATCACATTTAAGAAGAGTTGACGGAAATAAAGGACATGAGAATGGTGTAGAAGTTTCTCTCTCACATCTTCGTGGGTCAAATAGTATTGGACAATTAAGTGATTGTGTGATAGCATTAGAAAGAAATCAACAATCAGAAGATGAATTAGAAGCTAGAACAACTAAACTTCGTGTGTTAAAATCTAGATACACAGGGGATGTAGGCATGGCAAGTTCATTAGTTTATGATAAAGACACAGGTAGATTATCCGAGGATGATGTGTCAGAATTTGAGGTAAAAAATAATGAAGTTAGTATTTGATATTGAAACAGACGGACTTTATCAAGATAGTAAAAACATCTGGTGTATGGTAGCTGTTGATGAAGATGATAACTCTTACTCATTTAAACAAGATGAAATTGATAAAGGTATAGAGTTATTAAAGTCAGCAGATGTAATAATAGGACATAATATTATTGGGTTTGATGTCCCTGTAATTAAAAAATTAACTGGTGTTGATTTATACCAACATACAAAAATACTAGACACTTTAACTTTATCTAGATTATTTCATCCAACAAGAGAAGGAGGACATAGTTTAGAAAAGTGGGGTTACAAATTAAATTATCACAAAGCTGAACAACCTGAGTTTGATTGTTATTCTGATAAGATGTTAGACTATTGTTTACGAGATGTTAAATTAAATAAATTAGTTTTAAATCACTTACGAAAAGAAAGCGTAGGTTTTTCTAAAGAGTGTGTTGAATTAGAACATCAAGTATGTAGAATACTACAACAACAGTATGAAAATGGTTTTGTGTTTGATGAAAAGAATGCAATGTTATTATTAAGTTCTTTAAATAAAAGAAAGGCAGAAGTAGAAGATGAAGTTCATGCTACATTTAAACCTAAATGGGTAGATGTAAAAGAAGTTATACCTAAATTAAAAAAAGACGGTAAACTTTCTAAGTCAGGACTTACTAATATAGAATATGAAGAAAGAGTATTTACAAATGATACTACTCCTTTTATGAGAAAAGAACTTAAAGAATTTAATTTAGGTTCAAGACAGCAGATAGGAGATTACTTAAAAGATTTTGGTTGGAAACCTAATAGATTTACACCGACTGGACAACCAATAGTAGATGAAGGAACACTAAATAAGATAACTCATATTCACGAAGCTCAATTAATATCTGAATATCTTTTATTACAAAAAAGAGCAGCACAAGTAGAATCATGGATAGATGCTTGTCATGAAGACAATAAAGTTCATGGCAGTATTATTTCTACTGGTGCAATTACTGGTAGGATGACACATAGAAATCCTAATATGGCACAAGTTCCTGCTGTCTATAGTCCTTATGGTCCAGAATGTAGAGCTTGTTGGACTGTGCCAGAAGGATATAAACTTGTAGGTATAGATGCAAGTGGATTAGAATTAAGAATGTTAGCACACTATATGGCTGACAAGGAGTATATAAATGAAATTATCAACGGAGATATTCACACAACTAACCAAAAATTTGCTGGACTTAAATCAAGAGATGAGGCAAAGACTTTCATCTATGCCCTCATATACGGAGCAGGAGATGAAAAAATTGGAAAAATTATTAGTGGAAACAAACAAACAGGTAGAAAGTTGCGAGAACGCTTTCTTAGTAGTTTACCAGCACTTAAGTCTCTTAAACAACGAGTTGAAAGAGCAGCTAAAAAAGACTATTTAAAAGGACTAGACGGAAGAAAGATATATGTAAGACATAGACATGCTTCTTTAAATACTTTATTACAAGGAGGAGGAGCAATAGTAATGAAAAAAGCTATGTGTATATTACAAGATTTAATAAACTTAAATACTTTTGATGCTAAGTTTGTAGCAAATATTCATGATGAATGGCAGTTACAAGTTAAAGAATCACAAGCAGATTGTGTAGGCAGATTAGGTGTTTCAAGTATTAGAAATGCAGGACTTCATTTTAATATGAGATGTCCATTAACAGGCGAATATAAAATAGGAGGTAATTGGAGTGAGACCCATTAAAAAAGATAGGAAAAAGTTTGACATAGATTTACAGTATGGTAAAATAAGGGAAGACAAAATAGCAGATATGATGACTGATAAAAAGATAGAAGTTAAATCTGAAAGAGGTATGTGGATGAAGACTGGTAACATATGTATTGAATACGAATCATATGGTAAACCTTCTGGTATCATAACAACAGAAGCAGACTATTGGTTTCATAATCTTTGTATTGGAGATAATATATTTTGTACTTTTATTTTTGATGTGCCAAAGTTAAAACAACTAATAGATAAATTAGACTTTAAAAAATCTGTTAGTGGTGGAGACCATAAAGCAAGTCGTATGTGGCTAGTTAATATACAAAAATTATTTACATCAGATGTGTATAAAACATTTGAGGATTTAGAAGATGACAATAAAAAGTAATTACAAATCAGAAGCAGGTCATTGGTATGACCATGACGGAGAGCCTATGTATACTATCATAGGTGCTAACGGTAAAGAAAGAAATACTACTTTAAGAGATGCTAAAAGTATAGGTCTTGTTCCTTCTGTTACTACTATTATAGGTATAGCAGCTAAACCTTCTTTAGAAAATTGGAAAATTACACAGGCATTAGAAGCATCTTTAAATTTAGATAAAGATGACCCTGACTACATAAACAAATGTAAGTATGCAGGTAGAGAAGTAGGTATGAAAGCTGCTAAGAAAGGAACAAAAATACACGCACAAATAGAAAAAGGATTTCTAGGTGGAACTAAAACAAAACCTTACAAAGTTATTAAAGATTGGTTAGATAAAAATTATCCTGATGAAACATGGATAGCAGAAGCTTCTTTTTGTGCTGATGAAGGGTATGGTGGTAAGATAGATTTATATTCTAATTCAGGAATATTTATAGACTTTAAAACAAAAGATAATTTAAAGGACAAAGACCCTGCTAAATTAGTTTATGATGAACATGGAATGCAACTTTCAGCATACGCCCAAGGTTGTAACATTGAAGACCCAGAAAGAATATCTATCTTCGTAGATAGAGCAGACACAAGTTTAGTTTTAACTCATGTTTGGGAAACAGAATCACATTATAAACACAAAGAAATGTTTAACAGTCTACTAAATTATTGGAAGCTTGTTAAAAATTATGACTCAACAATATTATGAATGGAAAAAAAGCAAAGCAAATAAGAAACAAATCTTTATTTATTTTAGTTGAATGGATAAAAACTTTAGTGCCACCAGAAGAGGCTAAAAAATTAACAGTTCAAGATGCATATAAATTAATGCCACAACAAACTCATGTTTTTGCAAACAGAAAGTTAATGTTGTCTGCATTTTCTTTGAAATGGATAAGTAAAAAAATTAAAAGATTAACAAAAACAAAACAATTAAAAGAAATTACATTAAAGGATTTAACATGAATGAATTAGAAGAAGCAAAAAAAGCATTACAAATAGCATTAATAGAATTAGGTTCTTTACTTAAACAACCAAGTGAAAGTATTGATACGATACCTGATGAATTATTAGCAGAATTATCTATTGTTTTACAATTAGAACTTGACAGTAGAAGTTTAAGAATATATAATTAATAAAGTACAATGAAATATAAATTTGATGAAGACAAAACTTTAAAATTAATTAAAGTTTATATTGATAAAACATACAAACAACATTACGCTAATGGTAGATATCAAGCTACTGATATGGTAATAGATTCAGGACATGGAGAAGGTTTTGCTATAGGTAATATTATGAAGTATGCTATGAGATATGGTAAAAAAGATAATAAATCAATAGAATTACTTAAGATAATACATTATGCAATGATAGCATTACATTTAGAGGACAACAATGGTTGATGATAAAATAGGAACTAAGCCTTACTTAGGAATTGAAATAGACTACGATAAAGAAAAAGAGTTTGATAAGTTTAGTCTAGATACACTCAAAGATAGATATTTTTGGGAAGGAGAAACACATGCACAAGAAGCATTCGCAAGAGCCTCGGTCTTCGGGGCTACTTTCAAAGGGGAGACAGATTTTGAACTGGCTCAAAGACTTTACAACTACAGTTCCTCTCGTTGGTTCATGTTTAGCACTCCTATTCTTAGTAACGGGGGAACGAGTCGTGGGTTACCTATCTCTTGTTTCCTTAATTATGTTCCTGACAGTCGCCACGGTTTATCTAATCACTACGATGAAAACATTTGGTTGGCAAGTTCAGGTGGAGGCATTGGTGGATATTGGGGCGATATTAGGAGCAACGGTATTTCTACTACTCATGGCAGTCGTTCTACTGGTTCAATTCCATTCATGCATGTTGTAGATTCTCAGATGTTAGCCTTTAATCAAGGCACTACAAGACGAGGAAGTTATGCAGCATACATGGATGTAAGTCATCCAGAGATTGAAGAGTTTATAAATATGCGTAAAGAATCTGGTGGAGATATTAATCGTAAATGTCTTAATTTACACAATGGTATTAATATAACAAATGCATTTTTAGATGCAATAAAAAATGATGAAGACTGGAGATTGATTGACCCTAAAACTAATGAAGCTGTAAAGGTTATCAATGCTAGAGATTTATGGTGGCAGATTATACATGCTAGAGCAGAGACAGGCGAACCTTACATGATAAATATAGATACATGTAATAAAAAATTACCTAAACAACAAAAAGAATTAGGATTAAAAATAAGACAAAGTAATTTATGTTCCGAAATAACTCTGCCGACTGATGAAGAAAGAACTGCAGTATGTTGTTTGTCTTCAGTTAATTTAGAACACTTTGATAAATGGTCAAAAGATGATAACTTTATATCAGATTTAATAACAATGCTTGACAATGTCATAGAGCATTACATAGAAAATGCAATAGATACATCACAGTTAGGAGGATATAATGCAAATTTTAAACGCTTTCAAAAATATGTTAGAGAAGGCAAAGATGGATATACTAAATCTGCCTATTCGGCATATAGAGAAAGGAGTCTCGGCTTGGGTGCGATGGGCTTTCACGCTTATTTACAGTCTAGGGGAATACCTTTTGAAGGTATATTCGCAACTGGTTTTAATCATAAAGCATTCACCTTTATTAAAGCAAGAGCTGTGGCAGCAACTAAAGAGTTGGCTAAAGAAAGGGGCGAAGCTCCTGACATCCATGGTTCGGGTAAGCGAAATGCTAATCTCCTTGCTGTTGCTCCTAACGCTAGTAGTGGCATTATATGTAGTGGCACTTCCCCTAGTATTGAGCCTTATAGGGCTAATTGCTATACCCACAAAACTTTATCAGGGAGTTACCAAGTTAAAAACAAATTTCTTGAAAAGATTTTAAAGTCTAAAGGTTTAAAAGTTAAAGAATTAGAAAACATATGGAAAGATATAGCAGGTAAAGACGGTTCAGTTCAACACTTAGATATACTTACTGATGAAGAAAAAGAAATATTTAAAACAGCAAATGAAATAAATCAAATATGGATTGTAGAACATGCATATCAACGACAACAGTTTATATGTCAAGCACAATCTGTAAATTTATTTTTTACTTTACCAAAAGCAACAGAAGGACAAGATATACATGATGATTATATGCAGTATGTAAATGATGTTCATTGGTATGGTATGAATAAATTAAAATCACTCTACTATTTTAGGTCTAACGCAGCTAGAAATGTAGAAAATGTAAACATTAAAGTTCCAAGAATCAAGTTAGATGATGTGGAATGTATAGCCTGTGAGGGGTAATATGAAAGTAGAAATATTATATGATGCTTTGTACAATAGATATAAAGCAAAACAACAAGAAGCTTTATGTAATATTCAAATGTATTTTTTAGAAGGAGTTGGGGTGGCTGACCATCCTAATACAGTAGATACAGTAGCTAAATTATTTGAAAAATATGTAGAAGCAACAGAACATTTAAAAGCATTAAGGGAGAGTAGACATGAGTTTGTTGGGCAATAGAGATTATTATAAACCATTTGAATATCCATGGATGTTTGATTACTATGTATTACAAAATCAAATGCATTGGATGCCT